TCAAATAAATTTGTAAAGTCTCCTGCAGTTGTTCCTGTCGGAGGGGTTACTGAAGAGAATTTAACAATTCTTCCAACAGATAAACCATGTGCTGCTTTAGGCACTGATAAAGTATTAGCTATTTATTTTGAAGGTGCGTTTTACGATATTACACCTGTTGATGCTGTTTTAACAAGTTGTACATTTAATACTTTAAACGGCTCTACATCGTTAACTGTTAATAAAGCAGCACATGGTTTATCTGTTGGAAGAATTGTTAAATTCTCTTCAGTAACCCCTCCGACAGGAACAACTGCAGGAGACTTTACAAATTTATTTGAGGTTATAACAACACCTTCATCAAGCACTTTTACAGTCACTTTACCGACGGCAGCATCTTCAACAAATAATGCTTCTGGTAGTGCCTCTTGCACACCTTACTATGATTTTGGTCCATTGACAAACTTATGGATATGGTTATGGTACATTTAACTGGGGTGGATTTAGTTCAACAGTTACTCAAAATGCAATTAATGTTATGGGGGGAATAAATAATTCAACTGGAACTATTACAGTTGATTCAACTACAGGATTTACTGTTACTGGAACTATTTTAATAGACTCAGAATTAATAACTTATACAGGTTTAACAGGAACAACTTTTACTGGATGCGGTAGAGGGCCGAAGGTACGGCTGCAGCATCTCACGCTGATAATGCAATAGTTTATGATGCAACTACTTATGTTGGTTGGGGCGAAGCATCTTCAGTTCAAACATCGATTAGGTTAGATCCAGCAAATTGGTCATTAGATAACTTTGGACAAATATTAGTAGCAACAATGCACAATGGCCCTACATTTACTTGGGATCCAGATTCAGGACTAACTACAAGAGCAGTAATCAATGCTTCAATGCCTCAAAGATCTGTTATGACTATAGTATCAGACAGAGATCGTCATCTTGTTCATCTGGGTACTACAACGACTGTAGGTGGAGCAGTTCAAGATAAAATGTTAATTAGATTTTCAGATCAAGAAGACTTTGAAGTTTATGCACCAACATCAACAAATACAGCGGGTACATTTAGATTAGATGCGGGTACTAAAATTGTAGGTGCGGTTAGAGCAAAAGATTATATTCTTATTCTTACAGATGATGCTGCTTATTCAATGCAGTTTGTAGGTCCTCCATTTACTTTCAGTATTAGAAAGGTTGGATCTAATTGTGGTTGTTTAGGTCAACATGCAATAGTCTTTGCACAAGGTATTGTTTTTTGGATGGGTGATTCTGGAGGATTTTTTGCATTTGATGGTACGGTTGTATCTATGCCAAGCTTAGTTGAAGATTTTGTATTTACAACAGGCGGCGATAATTTAGGTATAAACTACGATCAAGACGAAACAGTTTTTGCAAGTCATAATAGTTTATTTCAAGAAATAAATTGGTTTTATACAAAAGCTAACTCAACATTAATAGATAGAATAGTCACTTACAATTATGGTGATAAAGTTTGGACAACAGGTTCACTTGCTAGAACAACTTGGGCAGATGCATCTGTTTATGACAAACCATACGCAACAGAATACGTCGCGGCAGCCACGCCAACATTTCCTGTTGTTAATGGAGTATCATTAGGAGCTTCTATATTTTACGAACATGAAACTGGTGTTAATGAAGTAGATTCAGCAGGTGCTGAAACAGCAATACCCGCATTTATTAGATCAGGTGATTTTGATTTGGACTTAGATGGAGATGGTGAATACTTCTTAAAGATAAATAGATTTATACCTGATTTTAAAAACCTTGAAGGTAATTGTAAAGTAACTTTGTTTTTAAGAAATTATCCTGCAGATACAACAACTTTAAAAGGACAAACTACAATTGGTCCCTTTACTGTTGATTCAAGCACAGATAAAATAGATACGCGCGGGCGCGCGAGGCTAGCAAGTATTAAAATAGAAAATGACGGTGTAGATGAAAACTGGAGATATGGAATATTTAGAGTGGACATACAACCAGACGGTAGAAGATAATGGCTAAAATAGATTTTTATATACCAGAGCCTTCAGAAGTGTATAATAAAGATACACAAAGACAAATTATACAAGCAATAGACACTGCTAAAACACAATTGAACACATCTTATCAAGAAGAATTAAAACAAGAAGTAGAAAGGTTTACTTGGTTTAATGGCTAATATTTATAAAAATGCAAAGGTCGACTTAACGACTACAGATATTACTTCACTTTACTCTTGTCCTTCAAATTCAAGAGCAATAGTGAAATCAATATTAGTTTGTAATGATAGTGCAGATGTTAGCACTTTAACACTTACAATTACAGATTCGACAACAGCTGTTTTTGTATTGTTTAATACAAACAGTATAAGTCCAGGCATAACAAGTGAATTATTAAATAATCCTATTGTTGTTCAAGAAAGTGAAATATTAAAAGTTACTGCTGGTAATTCTAATAGACTTCATGTAATAGCCTCTTTATTGGAGATAAATAGATCAGATCAAAATGGCTAGAAAAGTACAATCAGGACACGGGACTTTTATTAAACGTACCAATAAGAAAAGACCTGGTAGGCATAGTAAAAGACCTAATAAAAGAAAAGATAAAAAAGAATATAAAGGACAAGGAAGAAAATGATGTTTTATATTTGGCATACATTAATAGTATTATTGTTTATAGCTTTTTCATTTTATTTAGGTTATAGATATGGTAAGAAAACTAAAGAATACAAAATTACATACACTGAAGAAAAAATAAAAAATAAATGTCCAATGGGATTTAATTGATATGGATGAAGAAATAATAATATCGGATCAATATATTAAAGAGTATGTAACTATAGATGGTAAACAAGTACCTGTTATAAAGTGCCCTACAAAAATTACTCATAGAAACAAAGTAACTGGTGAAGTTTATGCATCGGCAGCTGAAGCAAATGCTGATGTAGCAAATCCAAGTACACCAACAAAACAAGAAGATATTGCACAAGATGTTGCAGTAACTGTTGCACATTTATCATTATTTGGTAAGACTAAGTAATGGAACCCAGAGGCGGCACCGAACTTCAATTTGAGTTTTTAAGAAAATACGTTGATAAAAAACTATTAGATCAAGTACAAATCTGTACTTCTGTCCCAGGCAAAGTCCCATTAGATCCAAACAAAGTAAATATACTTTGGCAAAAAAATTCATACGATCAACCAAATTTAGCGCCTTGGTTCAAAGACAAATCTAATCATAATAAATATGATTGGTATGTATTTAATTCACATTGGAACTATGAAAAATTTAGAATGGCTTTTGATATACCAACAGAGCGATGCACTGTAATTAAAAATGGTGTTGTAGATTTTAGACCACGCATGGGTAAATATATTAAAGGCGATCCTATTAAATTAATATTTCACCCAACTCCTTGGCGAGGTTTAAATGTTATTTTACTTGCCATGCAGATGATTAAAAACCCCCTTATTACATTAGACGTTTATTCCTCTACGAAAGTTTATGGTAGTGGTTTTGAACAAGAAAATGATAATGCTTATCAAAGTCTATATGACCAAGCACGAGAATTACCTAATGTAAATTACATTGGTTATAAACCACATGAATATATTTTAGAAAATATTCACAAGTATCATATCTTTGCATATCCAAGTATTTGGGAAGAAACATTTTGTATATCAGCGCTGGAAGCAATGGGCGCAGGTTTATATACAATAACAACTGATCTAGGTGCTTTGTTTGAAACTTGTTCTGAATTTCCAATATATATTCCTTATGAAAAAGATTACATGAAATTAGCTGAAGCATTTGCATCAACTATTGAAATGGCAGCTGAACATTTACATGAAGATCATATTCACGAACATCTATTGATGCAGAAAAGATTTGTTAAGTATTTTTATAATTGGGACAAGCAAGGCAATCAATGGACACAGTTTTTAACCGGAGCTATCAATGCAAGACTCAAGTAAACCGTTATGGGCGAAGCCACGTCAATTAAAAATTGAACCTGCTAGTTTTTCTATATTTGTAGCAACTCCAGTACATAGTGATTGTTCAATTCATTACACACAATCTCTATTAGAATTTCAAAGATATTGTTATGAGAAAAAAATTGGAGTAACTTTTCAGTTATTTAAATCATCTTTAGTAACACAGGGAAGAAATTTATCTGTAGGTGGTTTTATGGAATCAAAACACACTCATCTATTGTTTATTGACTCTGATATAGACTTTGAAGCTAAATCAATACAAGCAATGATAGATAAAGATAAGGATGTTATCTCTGTTCCTTATCCAATGAAAACTTTTAATTGGGATAAAATGTTTGCTAATTTTAAAGATGGTAAAATAAAAAACCCAATAGAACTAGCTATGAATGGTAATACTTATCCTATGAGATTACCAAATGAAGATAATTTTAAAATAGAAAATGGTTGTATAGAAGTAAGTCATTCACCAACAGGATGTATGTTAATTAAACGATCCGTTATAGAGAAGATGATTGAAAAATATCCTGAGATGAGAATAAGCCAGCCAACAATTATTAATGGTAAACCAGTAGAAAAACCTTTTTTATATAACTTTTTTGACACTATGTTTAACCCAGTAGATCATACATATATGGGTGAAGATTTTGCATTTTGTAAACGTTGGAAAGACATAGGTGGTAAATGCTATGCTATAATAGATCAATTAATAACCCATGTAGGTGAGCATCAATATAGTGGGAGATTTGCAGATGAATTGATTAAATTACCTGAAAATGATATAAAATTATAAAAATAGGAGCTTACTCTCATGATGCAATTCGTATTGCCTTTCTTAATAAATTTTGGTGTAAATAAGGCTATGGGTATGTCTACTGGCAAAGCATTAGGACTTGCTGGAGTACAAGCATTTACAGGACCAGCAGGATCTGGCGGAGGCGGTATTGGTGGGTTAGTTGGATCAGCTACTCAAGGTGGAGCTCAAATGTCATTTGCAAATTTAGCAGACATATCCGGTGAAGCTTTATTAAAAGAAGGTGGTAAAACATTAATTTCAGCACAAGCAGATAAACGTTATGGAATTAATCCAATGTTAACTTATGGGGGATTAACAGGACTAGAAGGTGGTATTGCGGGATTAGGTGAAGGTGGGAAAGGTTTTACTGAAGGAGTTAAAGGAGCATTTAATAATCCATTCGGAGGAGATCCATCTAAGTTACCTGGTGCAGGAGTTCCAGTAGATCCAAATGCAGCAAAAAAAGCTTCTGAAGGAATTTTAGGATACGGTACAGGTGTTGATCTTGGTGCTGGTA